TACAGGTTTTGGTACTACATTTGATCAAGAGTTAATCGAAAATGATTTTATCACAGTTGCAAATACAGTTCAAGGCGTAAGTCAAGAATTACAAATTTCACAAATAAATTCACCAACATCTATCACTTTAGTTAATGCACCAACAGCTAATGTCACAAATGGCTCTATAACAGTTGCTGGTTCTTCAGATGTTTGGAACGATAGATTCTTGAAAAGATACGCAACAGCTCTAATTAAATACCAATGGGGTTCTAACCTTTCAAAATTTGCAGGCATACAAATGCCAGGAGGTGTTACTCTTGATGGACCTAGAATACAAGAGGAAGCGAAAGCTGAAATAGACAAACTAGAAGAGGAGATGCAAATCTACAATGTAGCACCTAATGAAATTTATATGGGTTAATAATGGCTACTAATCAATATTTCAATCCTTTTCCAGCAAATCAAGTTACGAATGAGCAACTTCTTGTAGAAGATTTGCTTATTGAGTCCATGAAAATTTATGGCATGGACACTTTGTATTTACCAAGAACAAGTCGTGATACAGTTGACTTTCTTTATGGTGAAGATACACTCAAACAATATGTGCAATCATTTCCTCTTGAAATGTATCTTGAAAACATACAAGGTTTTGAAGGTGAAGGTGACTTTGTTTCTAAGTTTGGTTTAGAAATAAGAGATGAAATAACTTTACTTGTATCTCGTAGAAGATTTGTTCACACAGTAAGAGAGCTAGCGGATATAAATCGACCAAGAGAAGGTGATTTAGTTTACGTCCCTCTTACAGATGCTTTTTTTGAAATATCTTTTGTAGAACATGAAAATGAACAGGCGATGTTTTACACTTTGGGCCGTGGTCGTGGTGCAAATGTTTACGTCTATGCTCTAAAACTTAAAAAGTTTGTTTTCTCAAACGAACTTGTGCTTACTGGTAACCCTACAATAGATGATAAGATTAAAGACTATTATCCAAGAACAAGAATTACTTTATCTGGTGATGGCACAGGCCAATATGATGTAAATGAAACTGTATTTCAAAGTAGTGATTTAACACTTGCTAACGCATCAGTTCAAGCAGTTGTTCATACTTTTGTGGCAAATACACATATGGATGTAATTCGAGTACAAGGCACATTTACTTCAGCTAATGTAATTGGTGAAACATCAAATGCTACATTTACTGTTTCTACTTCAGATGATACTGCAACAATGAATACAGCTTTTGAAAGTATTGATGACAATGCAAGAATAGAGGCAGATGCAGATGGTATACTAGACTTTAGTGAAACAAATCCATTTGGTGAGGCATAATGTTAGGTAATGCACATTTTTATAATCGTACAATACGAAAAGTTGTTACAGCTTTTGGTACAGTTTTTAATGATATTCTTTTACAAAGATATAATTTAGATAATACAGTAAAAAAAGAAATCTTTAAAGTGCCTTTGTCGTATGGTGCAAAAGAAAAATATCTTACAAGAATTACATCAGATCCTACTTTAACTAAAGCAGTAGCCACAGTTATACCTCGTATTTCATTTGAGATGGTGAGTATGACTTATGATACATCAAGAAAATTAAATTCACTTATTAGAAATTTTGCGGCTAATACATCATCAGCAATTAAAACTCAATTCAACCCAATACCATATAACTTTGATTTTAACTTATCAATTTATGTAAGAAATACTGAAGATGGTACACAGATACTAGAACAAATATTACCTTTTTTCACACCAGATTTTACTGTGACAGTTAATTTTATTTCTGAAATGAATCAGAAATATGATATGCCAATTATATTAAATTCAGTACAATCAACAGTTGACTATGAAGGTGATATGATGAACACACGTTTAATTATGTGGGATTTACAATTCACGGCTAAAGGTTATATTTGGCCACCTGTTAAATCTGGTTCATACATTCGTCAAGCAAACACCAACATTTATATTGAAAGTCAAACTAAATCAGCTCAACAAGTTACTACTGATTTGAACCCTCTCACTCCTGATAGACTTTTAATAGAGGGTGAAACTATCCGTGTATCATCAAGAGATTTAGTTGGTGTTGTAGGAAAATTTACGAATGTTGCTAATAGTAAATTAGTTGCAACAGGGTTAAATAAACTATTAGAAGCTGGTGATATTGTAACGGGTGATTCATCAAATGCAACAGTTACAATTCGATCAGTTCAAAGTGAACCATTAAAAGCGGCTTTTGTAAAACTAACGCCAGTACCATCTAATGCAGAACCTGATGATGAGTTTGGCTTCTCTGAAACAATAACTGAATATCCTGACACATTATGAAAAAACTAAATGAAAATTTATCAAATTTATTAGACATACCAGCAATTGAAGAAAAACCAAATGAAATAGTTCCTGTAAAAACGGAAGAAGAAATTTCTAATGATGCTCAATTTGCTCGGCAAAATATAAAAGGCTTGATTACAAAAGGTGATGATGCCTTAGATAGTTTATTAAGAGTGGCAAAAGAATCTGAACATCCAAGAGCTTTTGAAGTTGTTGCACAAACACTTAAAAATTTAGGTGAATTAAATAAAGATTTACTTGAAATACAAAAAAGAAAAAGAGATTTAGAACCTAAAAAAACATCAAGTGATATTAATGTAGATAAAGCTGTATTTGTCGGGTCAACAAATGATCTTGTGAAGATGTTAAAAGGTAAAAGAGATGCCAAATAAAAATGATGGTTACTTAGGTAATGATAAATTAAAAAAAATAGGTGTAGACCTTTCATACACAAAAGAACAAGTAAAAGAAATTATAAAGTGTACGGAAGATCCTGTTCATTTTATAAGAACATACGTTCAGATTATAAGTGTAGATAAAGGCCTTGTGCCTTTTGATATGTGGCCTTTTCAAGAAAACATGGTCACAGAGTTTCATAAAAATCGTTTTTCAATATGTAAAATGCCACGACAAGTTGGTAAAACAACTACAACAGTTGGTTATATGTTATGGTCTGTTTTATTTCAAAATGATTATACAATTGGTATTCTTGCGAATAAAGGAGCTCTTGCAAGAGAGATACTTGGTCGATTGCAAAAAGCTTATGAAAATTTACCTTTATGGTTACAACAAGGCATACTTGTTTGGAACAAAGGTAATATAGAATTAGAAAATGGTTCTAAGATATATGCCTATGCAACATCTAATTCAGGTGTGCGAGGCGGTACATACAATTTAATTTTTCTTGATGAGTTCGCTTTTGTGCCACACAACATTGCACAAGAGTTTTTTACTGCTACATACCCTGTTATATCATCTGGTAAAACAACAAAAGTAATTATTGTTTCTACACCAAATGGTTTGAATATGTTTTATAAAATGTGGACTGATGCTGTAGAAAAAAGATCAACATACAATCCAATTGAAGTTCATTGGTCTAGTGTTCCAGGTAGAGATGATGCGTGGAAAAAAGAAACTATACGAAATACATCTGAAGAACAATTCAGACAAGAGTTTGAAACAGAGTTTATAGGTTCATCTGCTACATTAGTTTCAGGAGCTAAATTACGATCTCTTGCATTTTTTAATCCAATTAGTTCAATTGATAAACTTGATATGTATGAAGAACCAAAAAAAGATCATGTTTATATAGCTACAGTTGATTGTTCAGAGGGTGTGGGTCAAGATTACTCAGCTATAAATATCATAGATGCAACACAAACGCCTTACAGGCAAGTTGCAAAATATAGAAGTAACGATTTACCTTTATTGTTTTTTCCAAATATAATTTATTCAATCGGTATGAAATATAATGGAGCTTATGTTTTAATTGAAACAAATAACATTGGCCAACAAGTGGTTGATATTTTACATTACGATTTAGAATATGAAAACATCTATAAAATAGATCAACACCACATAAAAGGTCAAACAATATCGGGTGGTTTTAAAAGAAATTCATCATTTGGTATTAAGACCACTAAATCAGTTAAAAAAATTGGTTGTGCAAATCTAAAAACTCTTATTGAAAGTGATAAGTTAATTATCGTTGATTTTGATACGATTGCAGAACTTAATTCATTTGTTCGGATTCGAGAATCTTATGGAGCTGAAGAGGGTAATAATGATGATTTAGCCATGGGACTTGTTCTTTTTGGTTGGTTAACAGCACAAACTTATTTTAAAGATAGTACAAATGTTGATGTTCGTTCAATTTTATTGAAAGAACAAAGTTTATTAATAGAGGAAAGTTTGACTCCAGTTGGTATAATTGATGATGGTTTACAAGAGGAAGTAACAGTTGATAGTGGTGATGTCTGGACAAAAAGTGGTCAGTTTAACACAAGATTGTAAAAACACTAAATAGAGAATAAATCGAAATCAAATTTTTAATTGTCTAGTCTAAAGAGGAGAAATCCATGGCATTTCAGCTATCACCAGGAGTAAACGTATCTGAGATTGATCTCACTACAATTGTTCCTTCAGTTGCCACTTCCATTGGCGCTACCGCTGGACAGTTTGCTTGGGGTCCTGCAAATGAGGTAAAAACTATATCAGATGAAGTTTTATTGCAGGAAGAGTTTGGAAACCCAGATGATGGAAACTACGAATACTGGTTTTCAGCGGCAAACTTCTTAGCATATGGAAATAATTTAAAAGTTGTAAGAGCAGTAAGTAAAGATCATGCAACAGGTTCATTAAATGCAGCTGCAAATGTCGGTGGTGCATTACTTATAGAGAATGATGATGATTATGATTTAAATCATAGTACCGCAAATACAAATGTTGGCCCTTTTGCAGCTAAATACGCAGGTGCAAGAGGTAATTCATTGAGAATCTCTATTTGCCCAAGTGTAAACGCATTTTCACAAAATATATCACAATCACCTGCAAGTTTTTCTGTTACTGCAAACGCATTGAATATTGTTAATGATATTACAAATGTAATCAATATTAAAAAAGTAGATGCAAACGGGTATATTACAGGAACGCCTACAGGACCTAAAGTAATAGAGGGTGATAAAGTTTCAGTAGATGGTGGCACAACTTATAAAGATGTTGTGGCCGCAAATGCTACTACTATAACAGTTGCAGCTGCTCAAGCATTTGCAGCTAATATTGCAAACAACACAGCCATTCTTCGTAAGTGGCAGTATCATGACGAGTTCAAGATCGCACCAGGAACTTCAGATTATGCAAATGCTAGAGGCGCTACAGGTGACGAATTACACGTTGCAGTTGTTGATGAAGATTCACTATTTTCTGGTACTGCAAATACATTTTTAAATAAGTTTGTTGCTGTTTCTAAGGCTACTGATGCTTTGACTTCAGAAGGTTCTACAAATTTCTATAAGAATGTAATTAATGATCAGTCTGAATATGTTTGGTGGACAGCACATCAAAATGGTGGTACTAATTGGGGTACAACCACTACTGCTACATCAACATTTACAAATCTAGATACACCGTTTAGTGCATCATTAGTACAAGGTGCTAATGGCGCTGTTTCAACTGCTAATGTTGTAACTGCTTTTGATGAGTTTACAGACCCAGCTGCCGTTGATATTAACTTAATTGTAACTGGCCCAGCAGTTCCTACTGTTAGTGCTTCTGTTATAGATAATATCTGCTTGACTCGTAAAGATTGTATGGCATTTTTATCACCTGAAAGAGCAGATGCTTTAAATAACGCTGGTAGTGAAGCTACTGATATAATTGCATATCGTAACACACTTACATCAACATCATTTGCCTTTATGGATTCTGGATACAAATATCAGTATGACAAATATAATGATGTATTCAGATATGTACCATTAAATGGTGATATGGCGGGTCTATGTGTAAGAACAGATTTAGAGAGAGATCCATTTTTCTCACCTGCTGGTTTGAATCGTGGTATTATCAAGAACGTAGTTAAACTTGGATACAATCCATCAAAAGCAGATAGAGATGACCTTTATAGTAGTGGTATTAACCCTGTGGTTACATTCCAAGGCGAGGGTACAGTATTGTTTGGAGATAAAACAATGCAATCTAAACCTTCAGCGTTTGATAGAATTAATGTTCGTAGATTGTTTATCTTGTTAGAAAAGGCAATATCAAGAGCTGCAAGATTCTCACTCTTTGAATTTAACGATCAATTTACACGTTCACAATTTGTTGCTCTTGTAGAACCATTCTTGAGAGATATACAAGGTCGCCGTGGTATAACAGACTTCAGAGTAGTTTGTGATGATACAAATAATACTGGTGAAGTCATAGATCGTAACGAGTTTGTAGGTGATATTTACATTAAGCCTGCAAGGTCAATTAACTTCATACAACTTAACTTCGTTGCTGTAAGAACAGGAGTTTCATTTGAAGAGATTGTAGGACGCTTCTAAATAAAGGATAACACAGGAGAAAATAAATGGCCTTTAACGTAAACGAATTTAGAACACAGATGGTGGGCGATGGCGCCCGCCCTAATCTGTTTGAGGTCGGCTTACCTTTTCCAGGCTTTGCCGCTCCAGGCAACGCACAAGCAAAAACAACTTTCATGGCTAGAGGCGCTCAGATTCCTGGTGCTTCAATCGGTGTCGTACCAGTTACATACTTTGGTCGTGAATTAAAATTTGCAGGAAATAGGATATTTGCTGACTGGACAATAACAGTAATTAATGATGAAGATTTCATTATTAGAAATGCAATGGAAAGATGGATGAACGGTATCAACTCTCATAGTTTGAACGTGAGAAACCCAGCCGGTTTAACACCATTAGGATATACAGTTGATGGTGACGTAAAACAATTCGCAAAAAGTGGAGATGAACTTAAAAAATACAAATTTATCGGTCTTTACCCAACTGATCTTTCACCTATTGAATTAGAGTGGGGATCAAACGATACGATTGAGGAGTTTACTGTAACATTTTCTTATCAATGGTGGGAAGCCGAAGAAACTGGTGTTATTTAAGGGGGGGCTTTTTAGCTACCCCAAAATATAGGATGGATATATGGCGATAAAATTATTTGGATTTACCCTTGGCAAAAAAGATCAAGCAAAAGAGCAACCTACTGAACAGGCCTCTTTTGCTTTACCTAATGAGGCCATGGATGATGGTGCTGTTACTGTACAAAACAATGCTTATTACGGTACATATGTTGATTTAGAGGGTTCTGTTCGCAATGAATTAGAACTGATTACAAGATACCGTGAGATGTCAAATCACCCTGAGTTAGATGCAGCTATTGATGATATAGTCAATGAGGCTATAACACATGATCTTGATGGTAAATCAGTAGACATTAATGTTGATAATTTAAAACAACCTGAGACCATTAAGAAAAGAATTATGGAAGAGTTTAACAATATCAAACATATGTTAAACTATGGTAATTTGGCTGATGACTTATTCAAAAGATGGTACATAGATGGTAGACTATACTTTCATATTGTAGTTAATGATAAATCACCAAAAGAAGGTATAAAAGAATTAAGGTATATTGACCCAAGAAAAATAAGAAAAGTTCGTGAAATAAAGAAAGATCGTGACCCTAAAACCGGTGCAATGATTATTAAATCAATCGGTGAATATTATGTTTATAATGATAAAGGCACGACAACTCAAACATACACAGCAAACATGAATAGTGGTTTGCGTATTGCTACAGATTCAATCATATACTGTTCATCAGGTATGATGGATGCAAGAAATACATTTGTCATCTCTTATTTACATAAGGCGATTAAGCCTTTAAATAATTTAAGAATGATAGAAGATGCGATTGTAATATATCG